ATACGTCCGTCAAAACCTTCACGGGCAAACCCGCGCCAGTCAAGCCAGATGTGCCGTATGCATTCTTCGCCTATAAAAGACGAGCCAAGCCGCCCGAGGTAGAGGTCAGTTGACGACTTCTCTTTCTCAATAGCAGCGTAGACCCTGTTGATGATCTGCTGCTCTGGCCGGGGCGGTATGGCTACCATAACTCAATCCCAAGGGTTAGCGGACTTGCCAGCGGCGGGAGCGGCTGCGGCGGCAGGTTTAGCTGCGGCTTTAGGCGCTGCCTTAGCAGGGGCGGCTTCTTGATTAAACAAGAACGCTTTGATCTTGTTGCTGTCGCCATAGCCGCCAGTGCCTTTCTCAATAGCCACCGCCGCGCTGAACTGTTTGTCAAGCAGCTTGTCGGTGTCATCTGCGTCAGGCTTGCCGCATGCGGTAGCCCAAGCCACCATCTGCTGACGACCGATACGTTGAGCTTTCTCAGACGGGTTATTGACGTTGAAGTTTTGCCACAACAGGCGGGTAGCGAACTCACCCTTAACAACCTCAAACTTCACTTTGATGTAAGAACCCGTACCGGCGCTTGTAGTTTTCTCTTCAGCGTCCACCGCTTTGAGAATATACTCGCCCTCAGGGATAGGGTCGTACGAACCACCGGCGCTGCCGGTGTCAGGGGTGACGTCAGAGACGTCGAAGCCAAATTTAGCCATTTTAATTACTCCTTCAGTTATTTGGTAATGGGAATCAATTTCTCGAGATTTTCGATTGTCATCTCAATCTCATCAGGACAGGTATACCGGTTCTTTGCAGCAAACGCGGGGTTCTCAACAAAGTGCAGCAAACGCTCACCCGTTGTTACGCCTCGGTTTTTCTGGTTATTGAAACCGGAGTCAGACTTGCGTATGATCACCTTGAACGCGGCAAACGCAAGCACATCAGCCCACTCCTGCAACAACGCATTGCACCGGTTAGGTAGCTTTGGCTGATAGCGGTCGTAGGGTTCGGTGCGTGGGTCTTCAAACTTCACCACCGCAGCGTGAGCGATCAGCACGACGTTCATACGGCGTTTAACACGCAGCACGTCTAGCCCTTGCAGGATCTCGCGGAACTCCTCAGCAACGAGCATCTGACCCTTACCATAGGCAAGGTCTTTAGCATCATGCGAAGACTCCACGTTGCTCACGATGAGCGGCTCAATGAGCCAATCAACCGAGTCGATTACCACGGTCTTGAACACATGATCCTCTTTGATGAGGGTCTTGATGTTCTCGACCACGTCCTCAACCTTAGTTGCACGCGGGAAGCTGGTAACATCTAACGAGTCTAGACCGTCCTCAGTGCTGATAAAAATCGGCGCTGGGAACTTACTAGCCAAAGTAGATTTACCGATACCGTGACCCCCGTAAATACAGATACGGGGCGGTACATCCTGTTTACCTTTTCTCAAGGCGTCTTGCCAGTTTGACATTTTTTTCTCCTTTCGTGGTTTAAAGCGGTTTGTCGTCCGCTGCTTCAAAATCGTCATAGTCGAGACCCATTTGACCAAAGTCCCAACGCTGAGGTAGGTACGAGAACGAGTTCCGGTCCCAGCTCAAAACATTAATGATGTCTTCTTTCTCATTCACCACCGCCATGCACACTGCGCAGAGGGTGGGGTCGCCAATCATCAGCAGGTGGTCGCCCGCTTGCCACTCAGCCATGACGCGACGCGCCTTAGCTATCATGCTCGTCGTGTCATAAGGCTTACGCGGGTTGCCAAACACCGCCCGTAGAGCGCCGTACTTCTTTGCGTCTGACAGGTCTTTGTGGTTGTCTACTTGCACTACGTAGACCGTGCGTTGATTACCTTGTTCCATTTTTAACTTTCCTAGTTTTCTTCGGTGGTGGTGCCACTAGAGCGAGTTGCTCCGGGGTCAAATAATGTGCGCAGCCAACCGCAATGGCGATTTTTATCGCCTCTTTGTTATACCAGTCATAGTCAAGATCAACAGGGTGAGCTTGTTTGTCGTGCAGGGTCATACAGGCTTTAGCGCCCTCGGTTTTTGGAACCTTGTTGCCATTCGTAGCGTACTTGATAGGCTCATTGCTAGCGTCCGTTGATTGATACCACCGTACGACTTTGCCAAGGTAAACGCCGTTCTGCTGACCGCCGCCAGTAACATTTCGGGCACTAATAAAGTGCGAACGGAGCAGACTTAATCGTGTCTTCAAACGAAGTACCCTCTGCCAGCCATGCGCCCACAGCATCTGAAGATACCTGAGCCGTTGGGTTTTTCTTAAGAGAGAGCGGCGCATAAATGCCTTTCACTTTCAGCTTACGGTCAGGCTTGACCGCAATGTAGTTGTTGACGTCCTTCATAGCGAGGGCGCGGTAATACGTGTATTCAAACGAGAACCCAGACACCTCGCTAAACTTGTTGACTATTTTTTCAACCAGTTCTTTCTGCTCCTTAGTGAAATGAATCGCTATGCCGTCAGTGTTAGCTGATAGCGTCACAGCCCCTGCTCGCTCAAGCCACTCAATCAACATGAGCAGGGTTAATTGACCGGTGAGCGTTACCGCCAACATCAAGTCCGGCGAGTACAACACCGAGTAACGGCTAGCTAACTTACCGAACGTGCCGTTCAAAGAAATCTTTAGCGTTGCGTCGGTTATCTTATCGCCGTTACGCTTCGCCTCTAGGCGGCGCTCGTAAATCTTGCGATACTCCTCAACAAACCGCCTACCGAGCGCAACCGGTATGAACCCGCACTCTAAAATGATACTCGGGTAAAACGAAGCCGCGTCAATATCGCAAATGTAGTCATCCCCGGCGACGTGGCAAACCTGCTTATCATGTACGCTGTGAATACCGCCCACACCGAGCTGATACTGGCCGCTACCGAAAACGATCGTATGCTGCCCGAGGAAGTCAGGAAGCTGCACGTGCCCTGTAACTGAGTTCATGTTGAAAACATGTTTAGAGACGCGGTCAAGCAGCCCCTGTAGCTCGGGGTCAAGAAACTTCAAGAATGCCGGAGGCGTATATCTAACCGTCTTCGGTATCTCATTATCTTGGCGCTTGAGACCCATGCTCGTGATGTACGCCTGTTCAGCCATCTGCGAATCAGACTTGCTACGCATGTCGGCTCCGTACCGACGGCTCATCTCAACGCGCAGTAATAACTCACCTTCGAGCTGATTCAGCAGCTCGGCGGTCGTATCTACGTCATTATGGCAATACTCAAGTAGCATGGGCTCTTGCTCAGGGGTGACCATCTCGTCATGGGCGATGGGCATGTCCTGCAACTTAGGCATGTGCATGCGAGCGCCGTAGGCTTTCAAACCTACAAACGACGGGGCGACCTCAATCAAGTCAATGTCATCAAGAATGATGTCACGTAAATTGTGCTTGCGCATCGCATTCCACGGCGCAAGGCGATTGGTGATGATGTCATCAGCAATACGCTTGATCTCTATCTCACTCCTGCCGAGGCAGAACGCTGCCACCACGGCGTTGTCAAACGACTTACTGTTGAAGCCGATCAAAGTTGTGTCTGGCTGTTGTACGAAACGGGTAAGACGAGCCGGGGCATCGTCAGCGTGACGCCACAAATCAAACCACTCTCCCGTCTCAATGTTCTTAGCGCAGAACAAAGTACGATTAGGTAGAGTTTCAGTATCAAACACCCAAGTCCCCATGTCAGTCTTGGTTAACATAACCGGCAGTCGCACCACAATCCTCATCAGCTTTACGCTGCTCGATCTCGATCAACTTCTCAAGGAAGTGAACGGCTTTCTGTAAGTCTTGAATCGGATTACCTTTGAGGTAGCACCGCTCAACGTACTTGGTAGTGGCTGCTTGAAAATAGTTCAAATTCAGGCGATGCACGCGATCCCAGTGTTCCTCACCGCCGTGCTTGTAGTGATTACCGCCGATTTGTTTTTGATTAGCCGCGCTCATGCTGCGTAGTCCTTTATCATGTTGAAAATTTCACGCTCACGTCCGACAAGCATCATCTCGTCAGCGTAGCTCATGTAACGATCGAAGACGCGGCGCATACGCTTGTTGCCGAGGGAAAGCTCCCGGGCACAAAACAACGCGCCCTGAGCTACGTCAGAGAGTTTGAGAGTGCGTTTGTCTTCAGGGTTGAGGTGAGGCATTATGATTCCGGCAGAGGTCATCAAACGTAGTTCTAATTCGTCTACTTTGCCGCCGATGCCGAACTCACGCTTTGCCGGTGAGGGTATGTCGCCCGTTTGAAACTCTGCGAGGTCATGAAACAACGCAGCCATCAACAGTTGACGGCTCGCTAAAGGGTCAAACAGCAAGCACAACGTAGCCACGCCGTGTGAGTGATGACCAACGGTCTCAGACACGAGCGTAGTTACGGTATGATACCGTTTCACTTCGCTTCCAGCCAGAATAAAATCAAGGGTTTGTTTCACGAAAAAGTTCTCCAGTTAGCAGTTATGTTAAAAATTATAGCTCACATTTTTAACAAAAGTAAATTTATTTTTTCAAAGCCGCCCGCATGTCATTTATCTCGTCGTCTTCCTCTTTCATCTTACGAGCATGATCACGGCGGTCAATCCAATCAAAGGCGGCGCGTTTCCAATCGCTGGCGCGGATCTTAGCGGCATAGCTACGTCCGTCACCGGCGCGTATCTTACGCACCTTACTGATCATAGCCATTGGGTGAGCCACGTGCTCAAAGAACGGATTGGCGTAATGTATACGCTCATTAAACGGGTCGTGGCAGAACATCTCACATTCAGCTAAGAACAGTTTGTACTCGCCGTTCAACATGATTGGCAGGGGGCGCACCTCGCCTTTACGGTAGAGGTCATAACTGTCTGCGTCAGGCGGCGCAAACAGGTAATCTTTAGCGTTATAAAGCTCGGTGTAAAGATGTAAATTGTTACTGACCTGACGGTATACGCCTAAGTGCATAGCTATGGCCGAGGCGACAAACTCCTGCAAGAAACTAAAGTGCACCGCGTTAGCGCCGTACGCACCCCACCAGATATCATTTGAGCGATTGAACACCGTCATGTTCAGGCGGTTGTTACGCGTGTCAAAAATGATCTGCGTGTTGCACGCTTTGTCTTTAGTCTTCTTTGTCAAGTCTGCCTCGTCCCAGATTTGAACGACCGCTTGACGGGTGGTAGGGTCACGGCGCAGCAGTTTGATAACTTCATCAAGCTGGTCACGACCGAAGTGCCTACGCCAGCGGTGACCGTAGGCGGCATTGAACGTCTTACCGTCGTCGCTGAACTCAACCATACGCTTATTGAACTGCTGTAGGAACGCAACGTCATTGCGCCCAGCAAGCATCCAAATTGACTCCATCAAATGAAATATAGGATTAGCATCACGCTTCTTGTCAAACAGGACGCGCTCATACGGATACTTATAAACCGTAATCACCGGCTCAGGGTAAACGATAGCGGGACCATTGCGGGTCTGTTCCGGTTGAAGGTTGAGCACCTTCATCTTCCAGAATATTTCGCTAAACGCTTGATTCACATTACGTACAACCAGTTCCATGTCAAAACTCCGTTTCTGCTTTATAAGTTGTTTTTGGTTTACCTTCACCCAGGACTGCGCGGCAGTATTTGCTATACTCACACATGCAATTCTGAACGTCATGTAGCGTCAGGTCTACAATTTCAAGCTCGTCAGCTACGTGAGCAAAAATGTTACTCAGCTGAGCGTTAAAGTCTTTTTGTTTCCAAGTCGCAAAGGGCGCGTTACCGTTCAGATAGTTCAAACCGCGTGAGCTACCAGGACCGATCGGCGCAAAGGTGTAGAGGTCTTCAACGTCCATACCCGTGTAAGTTAAATCAGCAGCGACCTGCCCAGCGATGAAAGTGCTAATGCCAAAGCACTTACTCAGCTCAGCTACAAACCGCTCAATAGACATTCCCCGCTCGTTGTTCCATAGCGAGGCGCTGATATCGTCAGCGTGCTCAATCGCGCTACCGATGATGTACTTAGCGACCGCCTTTGACTTGTTACCCCCCGGTTCCATTTTTGTAGGGTAAAGCATGTACGCGCCCGAGTAAACTTTCTTACCGTCTTTCTTTAGGCGCTCAAGCGTATGCTCAAACAGCTCAGCGTCAAAGTTTTCAGGGGTGCAGGGTATGACTTTTTTATCAATCAACGCCTGTAGCGTAGGTGGCCAGTTGATCAGGCGGGCGATCAACAACGTGAACCACAAGTGCTCGTCGCCGTTAGCCGCTGCTGGCTCAATCAAATGGTCAATAATCCACTGCGAGCCGCGATCATCACTGCGGCGAATGTTGGTGAATTTGTACTTAGCAAGCACCGGGTCTTTAGTCCACGGGGCGGGGTGGTCGTTTTCACGGGCAAGACGAATAGCTTCGCGTTCCCAAATGAAATAAAGCAAACCGGGCATCGAGCAAACTGTCTCAGCCGTAGGCATCGGGTATGGGCAACTGTCACGCATTTTCGTACTCCTTCAAATATGTGACAACCCCGGTGATAGGGTCTTGCCAATCAAGAAACCGGACATCATAGCCGCCCGCCTCGGTCAGTATTTCGGCGCTCCTGAAGCATTGATCATATGCGGTGCGCATAGTCTTTTCAGGGTCAAATACTTTATCATTACCCGCCGCTGCGCGACGAGCCAACACTCGCTCTAGGCAGACTTCCCACAGGGTGTTTAAAAATGAGAATATAGCGCCGTGGTCTTTCAGTATCGGAGCCACATGCCCGCCGCTGCTT